CGGGGTGGAAACAGAGCCCTATGGGAAAAAATTGGTCCATGGTTCGGTCTACCATGCTCTAGATGCTGTTGTGCGGTGCTTAGCATTGCGTCCGTTGTTACATCGGGAGCATGAGGCTCGGAGGTTCTCTTCGGCGTACCAATCGCCTCCCATAGCGACGGGAAGGATATGGTCGACCTCGACGGCTTCTTGGGTACATCCTTGCGCTCGTATCTGGCAACGGTAGTCATCGCGTTCAAGTATCTTGAGGCGTACCTTCTTCCAGGGGCCGTCGTACTGTGGTTTTCTACCCATGTTCAGACCAAAGGCGACAGGCTCGAGCGCGATGCTTCTGTACCTTCTTGACCTTTGACTTACAGAGATGAGCGAGGGTGCGCATACATCCGGAGCGGACTACTCCCCAACCGAACGGGCCAACGGGCCAGACATACTCGCCTTTCTTGTTGGTCCATCCGAGGAAGGCGATTCGGTCTGCGACATTGACGACTTGTGCTGCGGTTAGGGAGTTGAGGTTGCGTTTGCCTGACCATCTGTGGGCGGTGCCTCTGTTGATTCCTAGTGGTGAGGTGTAGCTAAGGGTTCCGTATGGCTTGCCTAGTTTTGTGTCGGTTTCGCATTGGGCTACATCGTCGTAGTACTGGTCCGGTAGTAGTCCGCCGTACTTGGTTCGGCTCATATCTAGTGCTGTGTGTGCGCTCACGGGTGTTGCTGTTCCGAGTAGGGCGATGACAATGATGGTCGCCAGACGATAGCCATGGTGCCGGTGTCTGTGCGTCGTCTGAATGGTGTGTCTACGACATGGCCAAGGTCGACGAGCTCTTGTCTTCTCTTGGCTGCTGATGACCGGAGTATTCCGGTTTCGATGCTGAGTTCGTAGTCGGTTGCGTCGCCGAGGCGTTTGAGGGATTCCCATACTCGTCTCCTTTGTGAAGGGCCGCGACGCGATGCGTTACTTGCGGCCTCGTGTGAGGTATGTGGGTCGTTGGTTCTTACGAGCCTAGTCGGCGGGATGGTGGTGTCTATGGGCAGTGGGTCAAAGAGTGATGGTTGAAGGCTCATCGGGCGTCTCCGTTTGGGTCGAAGACTGAGTAGAGGGCCGCTCTGAGGTCGCGGTAGGCGAGGTCGAAGGTGCCTCCTCCGGTGCTAACTGTGGAGTTTTCTGATTGGAGGTTGATGATGTCGATGAAGTGTTGGGCTGCTCGGATGACATCTTGGTAGGCGTGGACTAGGCCTTGGGCTTTTTCTAGGTCGCCTTGGGCTTTGTAGAGCTCGTTGAGTGTGTGTTGTTCTGTCATGGGTTTCTTCTTTCTCTGTGCCATTTGGCGTGGGCTTTTTTACATTGTGAGCATGGTGTCTCGTTGTGGCGGAGGTGGCGTTTGTAGGCGGACCGTGTGCCGCATTGGGCCGTGATTGGTTTGCCTGGCATTACTTGTTTTCAAGTCTTGCGATTGCTTGTGATGTCCATGTTTTGCCGCGCAATACTGAGCAATTGCCAAAGTCAATATCTGCGTCAATGTCTTGAGTGACTTTTTTTAGAGTGCCGAAATGTTTGGCGGTGTTTAGGCCTTGGATTCCTGCTGCGTATTGCTGACGACATGAGTAGAACTTGCCGGCATATCTTGACGAGCTGTGAATTACTACGCCGCGGTAGATGTAGTTCCCGTACTCGTTTTTCTTTGGCTTGGCGTGTGTGGTGTTTTCCATGTCTCCAATATAACCACATCTAACCACATTGTCAACTTCTGTCGAGATATTTTTTTCTAGTGTTTTCATTAGTTGATTACCTTTGAGTCCATGATTTCTCCGTCAACGATGAGGAGGTTTGCGAAGTATGTCCGGCGGCCGTTGACTCTTTTGACTTCTGCGAAGTGTGTCCATCCGAGCTGAGCCTTGAAGTTGTCGCCATGGTCTTTGATTTGGACGATTGTGTAGTTGATGTTGTTGAGTGAAATTGTCGCTGTGTTCATATCTTCACTATAACCACGTATAACCACATTGTCAACTATTTTCCAAACATTTTTTCAAGCTCCAGAATGGTCACTCGATGTCCTCTTTGTCGTTGTACTCAGAGAATCCCTGGCGGCGTAGGTCGCCTTCCATTTGGCGGATGAGGCTGAGGGCTTCGCGGATGGTGGCCTTGGGGTTGTTTGCTTGGTCGGCGAGGATGTCTTTGAGTCCGTCTTTGACTTCTTTGGGGTCGATAATCATTGCGTCCCATTCCCTAAGCATTTAGGGCAGACGATGTAGGTGTTGGTCGTGTCTTCCCAGATGTGGGCCAAGCCTTCTTCGTCGACATCGTCGTAGCCGTTCCGGTTCTTTCCAAGGCATAGAGAACAAGTCTTCATCTTTGATGAGACGCCTATTTGACTCTGTTTCATATTGGCTCTGTTTAGTGCGTCATCCTTGGGGGTACCCCTCTCCTCATCCTTGGGGGTACCCCTCGTCATGGGTGATGAAGTTGTCAGGATGTAGAGATTGCTACTTGGGTCTCCTGACGGGTTCAACCGGTGTTCTATTTCCAAAGCTCCGATGGTGACGAGTTCATCTTTTGCGCGGTCCACGGTGGCGGTCGATGTGCGCATGAGGTCAGCGAGAGTCTTACGCGATGGCCAGGCTCGGCCTTGGCTGTTAGCGAAACGGTTTAGGAGGGCGTAGAGCCGTATGGCATTGCTCGAGATGTCAGCGAGGACTATCCATTCCGGAACTATTGCGAAGTATTCGCGGGACTGTATTTCACTCATCGCATAGCTCCCATATTTCGTCGGGATTGTCGTCTTCGTTATGAAACTGATTCCATCCGGCTCGCTTTGCGTAGGCCAACATCACCTCGTCAAGAGGGCGGCTTATGAGCTTGAACCATTTACCGTCTTCTGATTTGCGTATTTCAGACATTATCCTCGTTACAAGTTGCGCATATTTGATAATCGACTAGGTCGTAGGGGTCTATTCCTTCGGGAAGTATTGCTCTCGCTTTTTCGGCGTTCAACTCGTAGTCGTTGCCTTCTTCTTCGGGGTCTCCTGGTAGTGCGATTTTTCGCATTTCTGGCATTTCTGCCGAGTAGCAGACGCCGTCAATTTTGCGGTGGATAGTGGCCATTTTGTTTCTCCTGATTGTAGAAGTGATGACATCCGGATAGGACTGTCGGTTCGGGGTCAAGCGGTAGTCGCATGAGTCCGTCTATTGGTTCGGGTGTGCCGATTATAAGCTCGATGATGAGGGTGATTTCCGCGCCACAGATAGCACAGTTGACCGAGACAAGTTTGGGGTATTCGCTGATGCTCACCGAAGAAGCTCCTTTACGCGTTCTAGGTCGTGTGGATACCAAACATAGACCTCGGCTGCGGTGTTGTGGAGCAGGTCGAGCCAGTCCTTTTGGTCACGGCTGAGGCGTCCCTTGTCTCCTTTGATTTCACAGAAAAGCAGACGGCCGTCTCGGGTGGCGGTGTAGTCCGGTAATCCTCTCGAGCCTTTGAGCGGTGTGGCCCATGTTCCCGACTGGCGGATTGCCGGTTGGTAGTGGCACCATCGCCATCCGAATAGGTCTAGTAAGTGTTCGACTTGTATCGCGAAGGATGATTCGAGCATTTCTTTTCCTTCCGGTAGATGGCGTCTTGAAGGACTGAGATGAAGAATGTCGGAAGGACGATGATTCCGGTGAATAGCCACACGAGCGTCATCATGTCGTCGGGGTTCATTCTTGCTCCTGCGCTTGCTGTTCTTCTTTGAGTTGCTGGATGAGGATGTTTGCGGTGCCTTTGCTTATTTCATCGAGGCCGCTTGGCGGAACTTTTCCGAGGGCTCGTGAGATGGCTTTGATTGCGTTTATCTGTGGTTGGGTGGCAAGTGGGTGTCCTGAGCTACTAACGACGCTAGGGACGCTCTGAGATGCTCTGGCGGGGATTGTGGCGGGATGTTCGGCTTGCGCTTTGCGGGCTCGGACTTCGTCTAGTGACGCTACGCGCTTCGAGTCAGCTGCGAGGACTGCCATGATGGCTCGGCCCCAAGCTGAGGTCTCGGCGACCATGAGCTCTGAGTCTTTGGTGTATGGGGTGCGTCCTGGGAAGGGCTCCCAGGCTGCGCCGATGCCTGGACGGATGTCGTCCGGTGTGCGGTAGGCGGCCGCAATATAGACGATGAATGTTTTGTCTCCGAGCGTGACCATGTCGAATGGCTTGTCAAGGTTCGCCGGCTGGAGTGAGCCTTCGGGGTGTTTGTCTCTAAATAGGCGGATGCGCTCTGCGACATCTATGTAGTCGCCTAGGCGGTCTGAATAGTCGGCCATTGTTTTCTCTTTTCTGTCGGCTTGGACTCCGACACAAGTGAAGGTACAGAATCTCGACGCTTGTGTCAAGTATCGCAAAGGCCCGAGTCCTCGTGTGGAGACTCGGGCCTTATAGAGACGGAACTAGACGAGAAAGAACTAGCGGTCCGCATCCTCTATCGCTCGGAGGAGATGTCCAAGCATCCTCCAGGCGGCGAAGCCCACAAGAACTACGAAGCCTACTAGGAGAATCACTTAGGGATGGCCTTGAACGCTGCGGCGATTGCGACGGGGTCAGCTGATGGCGAGACCTCAAAATGGCACCATAAGCCGCCAGGTGTCCCGCCGTTGTCTTGAGCGTTCCAGTCTTTGATGCCTTGCTTTCCGTTGTCAGCTCGTGAGCACCGGAATCCTCGGCCCCAGGCTTTAGTCGCGCCTTTGGCTTTGTAGTTGTACTGATGTGCCTCCTCGATGGAGAGCTCGTCAGCGTTGACGACTAGGAACATGAAGCAAGCCTCTAGGACTTTGGGGTCGTTGCTACCGATGTCGATTGCTCGGCCGCTGGCGTGAACGGACATCCATGGCTTGACGGCGGCTGCGTTCTTTGGATTGGTGACATCTAGCTTTTGGATGTTGGCGGGTGCTGAGCGCATAACACGAACGACAAGGCCTCCCATATAGTTCATGCCGAATCGCTTGGCGAGAAGCTCTGAGAGTTTCTTGGCTGCGGGGTGTGTTGCGGTGCCTATTTTGTCGAAGCCGGTGTACGGCCGTTTTGTGTTGGTCACTTTTTTCCGCCGATTGCGGTGTCGAGTTCTTCTTTGGTGAGGACGCCATCTTCGTAGTAGGCGCGTAGGACACGCTCGAGAACTTGGGCGGCGGCCATGAATCCGGCCATGCCTGCGGCTTTGCCTAGGTCGACGCCGAGGATTGCGCCACCGGCGAGGGCGGAGAGTGCTGATGTGCCGAATACTGCTGCGATGCGGGCGATGACTGTGGTGGGTTTCATTCTGTGTCCTTGAGGATTAGTGCTAATACACATTGTATTAGAACGGCGACGCCTGAGATGAGTAGGGCTTGGGATTGTACGACGCCGGACATTGAGACGAGAGCGATTCCGGTGCCGGCCCATGTCCAGACATTGTCTTGGATGAATCTCACTATTAGTTCCTTCTTGTGGGACTCGGTAGTGCGACGAGTAGGCCTGCGGTGATGATAATGATACGCCTCGAGGACACGGGGACGCGGGAGCCAACTGGCACATAGGTATCGACTGCGCCGCCGAACACATTTATCGCCTCCTCGAAGGCTTCACGGACAGAGGTTTCGGCGTTGAGCAGAGCGGTGACAATGGCTTGGCCTTGGTCTGCTGTGAGATTTGATTCGGTGATGGCCTCGAAGATTGTTGCGGCGGTTTCTGCGCTGATGTTTTCAAGCACTTTGGGTGAGGTGGCTAAGAGTTCGGCTTCTGCGGTGTTGATTCCGGAGCTGATGATGTCGTCGATTTTGTTTTGGATTTCAAATGCGGGGAGGATTGAGATTTCGGTTACGAGCTCGAGGACTTGTGGGTCAATGGTTTCCGTCTTCATGGCTGAGGCGACGGCTATTGTGGTGGTTGATGTGGGTTCTTGAATGGTCGATGGTGGGGTTGTGGGCGGTGTTGTGCTGGATGTCGTACCAATACTGGAAGGCGGGCCAGTAGTGGTTGTTGACGAGGTGCTCAAGGGCGCGATGGTTGTATTTGGTGCCGCGATGGTTGTCGTTGTCGTAATGGTGCTAGTTGTTGGTGCTTGAGTTGAGGTTGTTGTCGTTGATGTGGTTGAGGTTGTGGTGGTCTCCACGGGGGCGATTTTCGTGGTTGTGGTGGTCGATGTGGTGGTTGCGGTCGTTGTGGTCGAGGTGGAAGTCGTCGAAGTTGTGGGAACGGCTTGACTCGTAAAGGCTTCGTCGGGAACTATTGACCATCCGGCGTCGTTGATGTTCCAGGCGAGCATGAAGCAAGTCCCTCCGCCGTTCTCGTAGAACCATGCGTCGAGCGGTAGGGATTGCGCTTCGAGGTTGAGATAGCCGGATTCGGTTGCGGAGCATCCTTTGTCGTCCCAGGTGCCGAACTCGTCTAGGCCGATTTTGATTGTTCCGCCGTCGTCAGCTGCGAGCCAGAATTGAATGGTGTCGTGCGCGGGGATTGTGATGAAGCCGGTGTAGTGGACCATGAATAGGTCGTCGGGGCATTGTTGGAAGGGTTCGCCATCATAGGAGCGGTTGATGTTGTTTTCGATTTCGGAGCCGCATGAGGGGTATGTGGTGTCGTCACGGACTGGCGGTATTGCGTCGATGATGTAGCCGGTGGCTTGAAGGCCTGAGTCCGATGCTTGGGCGGGATGTGCTGCGGTAAGGGCGAATAGGACTCCTACGAGAGGTAGGAGCCGGCGTATCATTCTCGCAAGTTTCTCACCATTAGGATTCCAAGGATTAGTGGAATCGGTAACACTGAGACAAGTACAAGTAGAAGCAAGATTCTCATTGTTTGCGGTATCCGTAGCAAGTAGCAATAAGAGAGATATTGCCTGCGCCACCATGTTTGAATTGAATGCCATCATAAGCCGTATTGACTTGATGAACGCCACGCGCTTGCCAACTTTGTGTTGAGTCCACACCTTCGGATTGGAAAGTAGTGAACTGCGCCATATTGGGGCTTTGAATATCCATTGTTCCCATAAAAAACGCGTTACTTCTAAGGCCAAACCAGTAAGTAGTGCCAGCACTTCCGGTGACATCGGCAACGCCTGCCCAAGTGTTGCCTGCCTCGTAAAACTGGTAACTGGCAGCAACATTTGGAGTGGTGCCACTAAGCATATTTGTTTCAATAATGGCACCGCTTGCTGCTGCACTTGTGCAAACAATAACAAGGCGGTAATTGTCGTATGTGCTGCTAAAGCAACTTGTAAATTGCGCTATTGACGAACCCGAAAAAGTCTGCTGTTTGACGAAGACAAGTCCTGAGTTGGTGAGGTAAGTGTTGATATCCGAAGCCGGAAGGGCGACGGCGTCTGAGAAAGTCTTGATAGCGATAATGGTCTCCTTGATTAGACGATGAGGTCGGTTCCGCCGATAAGGCTAGTTCCGATGATGAATGGGTTGGTGAATCGTACGGAGCCGTTGATTGTGGTACTCCACCGGTCCGGTGTGATTGTGTGGTTTATTGACTGGAGGATTTGTGAGAATGTGAGTGTGCTTCCGACTTTTTGGACGACTTCGAGAGTGATGCGGTTGAGTAGTTCAAGGCCGAGAATAGTTGTCCATGAAGCGTCCGTTGCTGAGACATTGACTTCAATGGGGTCAATGACAACGGCCGGCGTCGCGGAGAATCCAACAAGAAGGTTGCCGAGTGTCTCTGCGCTGTCAACGCTGAATAGTTGTGTGTTCCATGAACCTCCGGCGGTGCCGTATGCGGTGATACTGGCCGCGTTTGAGATTTCTATTGAGCCATCTCCGGAATACCCTACGGCGAGTGTGTTTCGTAGGTTGTTGGAGTCAAGTCGATAGGAGAGCTCGGTGCCGATAGAGATGCCTGCGCCGCCAAATGATGCTTGTGATGTGAGGCTTGTGCCTTGGAAGATTGCTTCGCGGGATGTGAGGGTGAGGGTTCCGTTGCGTGAGACAAATAGATTGCCGCCTTCGGAGTCGCTCAGGATTTGTAGTTCTTGAGTGACTGGCGGTCCGCCGCTTGATATTTCGGCGACTGTTGCGGTGTAAGAGGTTGATGGCGTTGATGTGAGTGCCGACGGAAATGGTGTGTATCCGATGAGGCGGTTGAATCTGGCGACGGTGCCTTCGGTGAGGAGGCCGCGTCCGAGCCGGTAGATGGTTTTGATTTCTGTGCTTGTCAGCTTGCGGAAAAAGACGGCGTGTTGTTGTTTTTGGCCTGACCGTGTGTAGTAGTGCTCGGGTTGAGAATAGTTGAAGAGACCGGAGGTGATAATTGTGAGAGTGAGTGCTTGGCCGTCAATGTAGGCCGAGTCGATTGTTCCGCCGGCGTTGACATTGACTGCGAAGTGGTGCGGGACATTGGTGTCGATTTCCAAAGGTGCGTCATAGTAAGTGTATTGTGTTTTGCCGATTGTGAAAACTTGAAACTTTGAAGTAGTACTCACATAGCCAATGTCCATCGAGGTTCCTCCCATGGCACTAGCAAAGGTTGTATTCGCGTCTTGAGGGTTTGTTGAATACCATCCGACAACGGAAAAGTCTGTTGCCGATTGGAC